ATTTTAGCTAAAGAGGGTTTGTTAGATGAAGAGCTTGTGTTTGGTATTGACAAGAATCTTTTGGATGATGAGTGGCTCGGCCAGCCTAAGTTGTATTTCAATTGGGCTATTCAGCTTGAGGATGCACGTGCAGATTTTGAAGAGGTCAAGGCTGCGTTTGATGTAGTTAAGGCTGAGGTTGACTTGGAGATAAGAACAACACCGGATGCTTACGATTTGGTGAAAGCAACTGAGAAATCAATTGCTGCTGCTTTGATTGTTCAGCCAGAGTATGAAGAGGCTCAGCAAAAGGTTTTTACAGCTAAACATCGTGTTGGAATTTTGCAAGCTGCTGTGACTGCTCTCGACCAACGAAAGAAAGCTTTGGAGAAACTTGTTGACTTGCACGGTCAGAAGTATTTTGCAACACCAAGAGCATCTGAGCAATCGAGAGAGGCAGTTGAGAGAATCGAGAAGCTTGCAGCAAGAGGGAAAAAGAGAACGAAAAAAGCAAAACGGAGTAGTCGATGATAGTTGTCAAAGTGATATTTATTGTTTTAGGTATAATTTTTGCAGTACCCACACTTGCCTTCCTTGTTATGAAGTTGGGCACGGTTGGATTCTACAGAGGAAAGGAGGTAATTAGAAGAGAGAGTGACTTTAGTGTAAGTGACAATAACAATAACAATGAAAATTAGAAGGAGTTAATAATGTCAAAACGAAGTAAGAAAAAAGAGAAAAAACGAGAACGTGGTGCGTCTGCAAAAAGGAGAGCAGAAATTCACAAAGGTGGATATACACCTACAGCAATCAAGACCCCTGAGGGTGTGGAAAGATTCAAGGAGAAGGCTGAAAAGCAGTATCGTTTGGATATAATTCCGTTTGTTCTCAAGGAAGCAAATGATTTTGCAGATGCAGGTCAGTTGCATTGGGAGTTGACATATTATGCGCACAGACAAACCGGTGTTGATGGTAATTCCTATATTTGTCCAAAGGAACAAATTGGGGAAAGATGCCCGATATGTGAATATAGAGCAAAGTTGGCACGTGACCCTGATGCAGATGCGAAACTTGTTGCCGCTCTGCGTCCGAAACAACGGCAGCTTTTTCGAGTCATTGACAGGAAAAATACAGAAGCAGGAATACAGCTTTGGGATATTTCCTTTCACAACTTTGGCAAGAGACTCGATGCTCGTATTCGTAATTCCGATGAGGATGATAGGTACAACGAATTTTATGAGTTGGAAGATGGACTTACTTTGAAAGTTGGGTTTGCTGAGAAATCTTTTGAAGGTGGTGGGAGACCATTTCCTGATGCTGAGTCAATCGACTTCAAGGCAAGAAAAGATGACTATGATGAGGAAGTTCTTGACCAAGACCCAGACCTTGACGAGTGTCTTATCATCCTTGATTACGATGAGCTAAAACGAGTCTTTATGCAAATTGATGATGACGACAATGATGAGAAACCTAAGTCGACTAAAAAGAGCAAAAAGAAAGCTGCTAAGAAAGAGTCAACTCCAGAGCCTGACGAGCCAGAATTTGAGAAGGGTGACAGAGTCTCGGCAGAGATTGATGGTGAGGCTTACGAAGGTGCTGTCAAGAAGGTCAAGGATGATGAGGCGGTTGTTTTGTTTGACGATGGTGACAAGCAAACAATTGACTTGGATGATTTGACAAAGCTTGAGCCAGAATCATCTGATACTTCATGGGAGGAAGATGACAGAGTTGTGGTCGAGCTTGACGGTGAAGATTATGCAGGCAAAATCACAGATGTTGATGCTGAAGCCGAGACAGTCTCGATTGAGTATGATGATGGTGACACTGCTGATGATGTTCCCTTTGATGACCTTAAAGAAGAGCCTGATGCGAAGACATCAACTAAGAAGGACAAAGGCAAAGGTTCAAAAAAGGATAAGGGCAAAGTCGAAGCTGGTGAGTGCCCCGGTGGTGGGACTTTTGGTGAGGACACCGATGAGCTAACAGCGTGCAATGATTGTCCCAACTGGGATAAGTGTGACGATGCTTAATACATCTCTGATTCCGGTTTGGTGAGCAGCTTTCACCTTATTGCTGCTCACCCTTTTTTGAAAAGGTAATATGAGGCAAGAATTGACGTGATGAGTCATACACTCAAGAGTCCCAGTCCTGTATTGAGCTTGCCTCACCTTTTGGAATTATAAAAATATAGTTTAGGAGATTGAAAAATGAAGATGACAGAAGCAATGAAAATAATAGGCAGTAATGACGGATTTATGGTATCTTTCGAACATTGTAGGGGTTGTGTATTGATAGGTGACTCTTTTCCAGATAAACATGCTGGTGAAGAACTGATTAGTACAGAAGCAAAGGCATGGGATTTAGCTATTAGATTTGCTAACAAAACAAAAGGAAAATGTGTAAATATTTATGTTGTAGATGCAAATTTTAGTCCCATAAAAGGATATAAGAAAAGAGAAATAAAAAATAGATGAAAACTAAAGATATTAAAAAAGCATTGTTGACAAAACGCAAAAAAGAGGTGCTGACTGCAAAGGATTTTCTCAGCACTGGCAGCACACTTTTGAATCTTGCCTGCACAGGTTTTCCTAATAGGGGATTTGTTAAGGGCAGATATTATTTTATAGTTGGTGACTCAACAAGTGGTAAGACTTGGTTGTCACTAACTTGTTTGGCAGAGGCTTCTATCAATCCGAATTTCAAAGACTATCGTTTTATCTATGATAATGCTGAGGATGGAGCATTGATGGATATTGAGAAGTTTTTTGGTCTTGATGTTTATGAAAGATTAGAGTCTCCAAGTAACAATTACTCGTTTTCAATTGAGGATTTTTATTTTCATGTTGATGATGCAATTAAAGTTGGAAAGCCTTTTATCTATATTCTTGATTCGATGGACTCACTGACTTCTACTGCTGAGAGTGATAAATTTGATAGCAACAAAAAAGCCAGTAGGGCAGGCAAAGATTCAAAAGGTTCTTATGGTGATGGTAAGGCTAAAGTCAACTCATCAATGTTGCGTAGAGTGATAGGTGAGAAATTGAAAAAGACAGGTTCAATTTTGATTGTGATAAATCAGACCAGAGCAAAATTAAATGCAATGCCTTTTGAGTCATCAAAGACTTATTCTGGTGGCTACGCTTTGAAATTTTATGCTTGCTTGCAAATTATATCGAGTGTGGCTGGACAGATTACAAAGGTAGTTAAGGGAAAGAAACGTCAAATAGGAACTAATTGTAAAATACGAGTTAAGAAAAATCGAGTGACTGGTCGTGATAGGTCGGTAATAATTCCTATATATCATTCATTTGGCATAGACGATATTGGGAGTTGTGTTGATTATATGCTTGATGAAGGTGACTGGACAAAGAAAGCAAATGAGATAAATGCTAAAGGTCTGGGAATCAAAGGCTCAAGAAATAAGATAATTAAACTTATTGAGCAACAAGGTCTTGAGAAAGATTTACGAGAGCTTGTTGGTGACGTATGGACTGAAATTGAAGAGGCTTGTGTTCTGATAAGGGAAAAGAGATATGAATGAAAATTGTGGAAATTGTAGATTCTGGGTAAAACAAAAAATGAATGGCCAATGTCGCCGATACCCTCCAACTGGATGTGGTTCGTTAGTACCAACAAAAGCGGGAATCGCATTGTCACCAAAACAGCAACAGATGACTTTAAGTCCACTTCAATTTACAGTATGTCCTGCGACTTCTGGAGATTATTGGTGTGGAGAATTTGAATCAAAGGAGAAAGTATGAGTGAGATGTCACAAGAATTGAAAGATTATTATCTAAAAGAAGCCGATAATCATGCTGATTTTTTGACTGAGAAAGTTTTTAAGCCTGCTTTTATTATGGCTTTTATACACGGAGTCAAACATGGTCGGGAGGATGAGCAGAAAGAATTGGAGGCAAGTCAAAAGTTACATGAAAAGAAAGTGAAATTGAAAGATGTTTTGAATTCAGAAGCAAAACAAGATTTTACGCAAGCTGCAATAGAGGGAAATTCAATGATTACAATAGGTGGGAATACTTATATTTTACATAGAGAAAGGTAAAGAGTGAGTAGAAAA